AGTTCGTCGTTTGAGCCATAATATTCGCGCCAGTCACTTTCTTTTGTTCCCCGGCGTCTGTTTTTTCTACCTTTGAGAGGTGGCTTGCTGGTTTTAAACCTTGCAAGTTTCTTCCCGATGTATTTACGATTATTTGTCAAATTTGTTATTAAATAGACAAATCCGACACAATCCTCAGGTAGTGCTTCTATTTCTTTAGATTCAAATAACCATGACATTAAATGTAATTATCAAGACTAGTTGATCCTATGAAATTTCTACATCGTTATTGTATGAGGTGAACCCATTTTCTTTCACCACACTTAATACATTGTTAACACGCCCTGCTAGTTCATCTTTGTGTGATACTAACCACACACTGCGATTACCTTCACGTGCCATCTTTTTAAGTATTGCTAAACTGCTTTCAACACCGCTTGAATCCATTCCAGTGTCGATAACTTCGTCAATGAACATCAAGTTAATCTGTTGATATAAACTTTCCCACACATCACGGAATGCCCAGCTCATGCTTAGTATAAGTCTGTTGCGCTCACCCCTACTTAAATTATCAAAGTCTAGTTCTCTACCTAGTTCTTCAATGCTTACTGTTAAATCGTTATTAAACTGCACAGTGTGCGGAAGTCCGATCCTATCCAAGTACTGTATTAGCCTTGTGTTTAGATAAGTTAAGTTTTGGTCAATAATTCGTTTACGTATAAAGCTATCCTTGTTGGTTAGTAGTTTCAACAAGAAGTCTTGGTGTTCCTTTATGTTAGTAAGCGAGTTTATTTTAGCATAATCTATTTCTTGTACAGCCTGTGTTTCCATTTCAGTAATCTGTTCTTCATAAGGATCAGATTCTGCTAATTTTGTTTCAAGCTGATTGGTTAAGTTTTCGATTGTGTTTTTGTGATTGATCGCGTCTTCTTTTGAGTCGTAGAACACATGGGGTATTGGCCCCTGTTCGCCGAGCTCTGCAAGTTTGTCAACTTGAATTTGTACTTTTTCTTTACTTTCATTGTGTTGCTGTTCCGTTTCTGCTAGTGTTGCTCGCTTCTTTTCTAATACTTCTAAATGCTTTTCGTCATGTATTTCTTGCCCACATGCATAGCACTCATGCTTTTCTAACTTGGCAATTTCTGAAGTTAAACTCTTAATATGCTTCCCTAATCGTGTACACTCTTGCTCTCCTGACGCACGCCAACGATTTGCTTCGCTTATGTCTTTGGACACAGCACTGTGCTTGTCTAGCGCATCGTGTGCAGATAGCTCTGCTTCAATATCTATACTGTCTAAGTTTTCAAGGGCTTTGGCTAACTTATCAACTTCTTCTTGTTTTTTGTTTTGCCACAAGGTTTGCCTGCGACGTGTAGCTTCGATCTGCTCTTGCACACGCTCGTTAGCGTCTTGCACCGCCTTGATACGATATTCTTCTTCTGTAATATCGTTTTTTGTTTGTTTGTTTTGTTCCTTGAGGGTATCGGCCTTTTCACTTAGCATAGTGATACCCAGCAACTGCTCAATGATAGTACGCTGATCATTTGCACGTAAACTTAAAAATGGCTCTGTGTAAGTGTTAAGAGCAACAATATGTTTAAACATGTCGTGACTCATACTCAGCATGCGCTCTATTTCTGCTTGTGTTTCCCTTGAATCACCTTGTGACTCGTCTGTAATGTCTTGTTCTTGCCCGCCAACGTAAAATGCCACAGTGTTTGGCTTGCGCCCACGTTCAATTTTGTAGTCAACACCTGCATTTTCAAACTCAATAGTGACCAACATGTTTTTGCCGTTGGTTTTGTTGATCAAGTTGTCTTTGCGTATCTTAGTCAGTGCTTCGCCGTACAGCGCATAACTTAGAGCATTAATAATAGTTGTCTTGCCTGTACCATTACGTGCGCCAGTATCGTCCCCACCTAAGTCTAAATTTTGACCTAACACAAGAGTTAAGTCCTTGCGGTTAAACTGCACAGCTTGGGTAGAGTTACCCACGCTCATAAAGTTTTTTACTGTAAGAGTTTTTACTTTAAACATAAGTGTTTGATTATCTCAGCGGTGTTTGTAAAATACTTTTCTTGATAAAAAGGCATTTCAATGTCATACTGTTTTTCCAGTACACCATTGATATAACTTTCTTGTAATAAATCTAAATTAGGAATAGCTAGACTTTCTTTGTTTCTTACGTAAGTAATTATTTCGTCGCACTGCCGTTTGTAATTTCTAAAAATCTGTTTACTGTAAAACTTATCCCAAATAGTATCGTTGATATCTAAACTACAACTCTTACCGACCCAGTTGGCAATCCTCTCAAGGCTTTTGTAAAACAACTGTTTATTATAAAAACTTTTATACGAAAAGTCAAAACATTTTACGTCAGACGGGTAAGATAGTTTGTTATATTCTAGAATTAATCCATTTTGTTCTGGATGCATGAATCCAAATTTAAAAAACTCCCTGAGTATGTGTCTTGGGCAGTTGGGATTTGTTGCTGATAACCCAAGTTCAGGATACGAATTGTTTAACGATTCTACTAACCAAGAAAAATATGTGCTATCTAACAGTGTATGGTATGTGTTGTTTTCTAAACTGTTTAAGTTAATGTTAGAATCTCCTGCACGTAAAAATGCTCCTGCTGTAAGAATCAACAAGTCGTCGTGATCTATAGTGATTCGCAGTATAGTGTCAGATCGTTTGATATTTTCTATAGAATAGTGTAATGCACTAAAGTACTTGCTTTTGTTATATGCTTCGTTACTGAACTTAGCATGACTAGCACCTATACTGTTGAACGGATCAAAGTCCACGGTCTGCCCCATTATGTACTTGTTGCACACATATTCTAAGAAGTGCCCGTGTGAGCCAGGAACGAAATCAATCGAAATCATATGTTGTTTTAATTTTCATTTCCACGTAAAGATTTCCTACAGTGTAATCAAACTTGGTAACAAAGTAGTCATCTGGGATGGTGCTTAAAAAACTTTGTATTCTGTTGTCAAAACGCAAGTCATTTAGTGTCATAGTAACCATGCGTAGCACAATCATCGTCGGTTGTAACCGTTCAGCCAAATATGCCAATGATTGTTTTATTTCCTGTGCAGTTTTATACTTCAAGTAAGTGCCGTTATCATACACAAGAGTGCTTTCTCCTAGTTCTAACGCAGGAACTTTAGCATCTGTATAAATGTAATCAAACTGTTGTCTCTCTAGTTTGTAAGAACTACAAGAGTTTAAGTGTTCTAGTTTAACGATCTTTTGATCTGCAAACAATTGTTCGTAACGCCACCCTGCACTGTCAAACAATACTTTTGTGCCGGGTAACTGATTTAAATCTATCAGCTCGTGTTTATCCATACCCACAACAGGATACACAGTTCTATAAAAATCTTCACGATTGTCTGCTGTGATTTTAGTTTGTCGCATATATCCAAGTTAAAGGTTGCACAAAGTTAAAGTAACGTCCCTGATCATTGTCATACGTTCCCGACTGCACTATATTGCAATTTAGCACCTGCTGTACCGTAAAAAAGAGATTTTCGCTATCTGTTTTATTGACAGTGTCGTATGTCAATGTAGTATCATTGCCCAATATAAAATAGCGATTTATGCCCAAATAAAACGTTTTGTACTTGGCTAACTGCTGTGTAAAATTAATAAAATCTGACAGTAAGCCTGGCTGATTAAACACTGCCACAGCATGTTCGCTATTGATATCTAATGTTAATTTATTAGCAAATTCAGGATCATTACCTATGTAATTAACAGCATTGTCTTTATATAAGTCTAATATAATTTGATCTTGATCACAGTTGCTGTCACCTAGCTGTACAGTACGCCAACTCATAGGTTCCTATAGATATCTAACAGCATGTTTGGACTATATTGCTCGCTGTTGATATTTGTTAGTTGGTCAGTAACGATAGTGTCTACACTTTCAAATTTGATATTGCCTTGAGTGTCGAAACTTATATCATCCGATACATGCTTTTGTGGTATAAGTGTAATCTCACGCAGGCCGTATTTGCCTACAAACTCTTCTTTGATGAATGTTGCTTCTTCATAACTGATCTCTACATCCAAGTCAACACGCACATGCATGCCAGGCTGTAGCCTTGCTTCTGTGTTCTGTAATAAATCACTCAATTGATACACACGATAGCGTGGCTGATCTGGCCAACTGAAGTATTCGGGGTCTTCTCCCCACTCTAACACCATCATGCCACGTTGATCATCTGCGGCATCAGCATAGTTGTGTGGAAAGCAGTTGCCGATGTAGTGTATGTTGCGTTGCACTTGGCGCTTGTGGAAGTGTCCTGTGAACACAGTTTCAATACCACCAAATGCTTCTGCTTTGATTTCACCATGATCTGGCATCTGCACCATAGCATTCATAAAGAAGTTGGGCAACTCAAAGTGTCCGAACATGTACTTGCCTGAATACTTGGGCACACGCTTATAATCTTCGCCTACCATCCATGGGGCAAAGATAACA